TGTAAGTCTGTTCCGCGCCGTCTGCGCGCGGCCGGGTGGGCGCGGCGGGCGGGGGCCCGGCGGGGCATGACAGATGGAACCCGATCTAACCTGTGGGTATCCATGCGAGAAGCTATCAAAACTATTCGACCCCGCCTCGTAGTGTGGGAAAACGTGAAAGGAGCTAGAAGTGCGACAGCCTCTAGCGATTTGGAACCCTGCCCGGGATGTATGGGAACAGGGGGGGTAGCGACACCGAACCTGCTTTGCGGGCACTCGGACGTGTACTCGGCGATCTTGCCTCCCTCGGGTATAGCGCTCAATGGCGCTCTATACGAGCATCAGACATCGGCGCGCCGCACCACCGCGAACGGGTCTTCGTCCTCGCCTGGCGCAACGATTCCTACACCTACAGCGACAGACGGAGCGCGGGGAGGGAAGAACCCGTACAAAGCCACAAAATCGGCTCTGTTGCTCCCGGACTGGGTGAACGCCATCACCGAGGGAGTGCCACTAACACGGGAGGAGATACAGCCCCGCTCTTCCCAACCCCAACCTGCTCAGACATCAAAGGTGCACCACTCCCAGAAACATACGCGCGCCGCCTAACCGCCCGCAGCCGAACCACCAGCGGGAACCTCGCCGAAGACATCCCCTACTTGCTACCTACGCCGAACACGATGGATAGTCTAGATTGGAGAAGCGGCGAAGCGAGACTTAAAGCGCTCAAACGCGGCAAAGATGATCGGCAACCCAGCAAACGAACCGGGAACCTCCGTGAAGAAGTGCATTTCGACTTCCACGAGTACGCGCCAGCTGTCGAACGGTGGGAAATTGTAACCGGGAATAAAGCCCCCGCTCCAACCCGCCCATCACGCACCGGGAAACCACAGCTAAACCCAGAATTTAGCGAATGGATGATGGGACTGCCGGCAGGTTGGGTTACCAACCCCAATTTAGCCCTCACACGGGCACAACAACTTAAAGCCATCGGCAACGGCGTTGTTCCGCAACAAGCCGCAACAGCTCTCGCGGAAATGATGGCGAATTTGGAGGAAAAATGAACATACCAAAACCAAGAAGCGGCTACCCGCACCGGGCAGAGCTAAATACCAAGTTCCACCCAGCTCAAAGCGGCATACCAGAATCAACCGAGTTCACGGTCTACTGCCAGGACTGCGCCGATGCCAGTCTATCCATCCACGGAGAAGCCCCAGGAATCCTTCGACGCATGGAAGCAGCATCATACACCAGCGCCGAAATCGACCTAGAAACATACATGAAAGACGTAATCAGCAGGCACAACTCACAATTCCTCAGGGGCGCACTAGCTTGGAGGGAAATAAATGTTTAACGACATCATATTTACCACAACCAAAGACGGAAAAGGAGTAAATCTTACATGGGGTACCTAACCGTATATGCCCGCATTCAAAACCTAGTCAAATGCGAAGCACCCGGTGCAAAAATCACTGACTATATCGTGCAGAGAGGCCGTCTAGGGACAACCGTTACGGTACAGGCAGTAGGACCTGGCAACATTCGGACAACCATCAACGCACTCTTGCACACCGACGGTTACAGGATTAACCAAATCATCAGGAAGGAAAAGTAAATGCCGATCCCACAGAGAAACGCAAGCGCATCGGACACATGGCTTACCCCCCCCCATATTTTCCAGCCCCTCGGAAAATTTGACCTCGACCCGGCCGCACCTATCGAAAACCGCGACTGGATCGGAGCCACCCGAACATTCACTGAACTAGAAGACGGACTAGCGCAGCACTGGGAGGGGCGGGTATGGCTAAACCCGCCCTACGGGCGAGGAATAGGTCAATGGGTGAAGAAAATGGCAGAGCATGTGAAAAACGGTGGCGCGGGAATAGCGTTCATCTTCGCAAGGACCGACACTAAATACTGGCAACAGTATGTATTCCCTGTAGCATCTGGAATTTTATGGCTCGAAGGTAGGGTAAAATTCTACGATCCGACCGGAAGACCAGGGAAATACCCCGCTCCCGCACCATCAGCGCTGATAGCTTACACACCTAGCGATCTTGAAATCCTAGCAGAGGCATGTGAGACCGGAAAGATAAAAGGCAACCTAACTATCCACAACATAACATGTACTTTCGCAATACCGGAGTCACCGCTAAAGCCAATACTTCGATAAAGAGAGGGAGACCATGAAAGATAAACACCAAATCTCGGAACGCCTTGACAGGTTCATAAACCTATACGGCGAAACATGGGCGAAAGTATTCACCTTCACCCTCGCGGGAGCCGTAGGAACTGCATTCGCTGTCCTGCTCATAGTCTGCTTTATACAGGCAGCTATCAAGATCATCGCAGAGAACAACTAGACGGCGCGAAATCCAGGCGGCAAGCAGCCACAGGTATGCCCTAGCCGCCTGGATATTCAAATTTGCATAAAATAAGACATTGCATTATGCTTTATTGCATAGTAATCACGAACAATTCAGATGGAAAAGAGGAATGCGCATGAGCTGGCTCCGCATTGGCGACACCGCATCTATGCATCCAGTCGTTTTGCGCTCCCTAGAACTTCCCAACGCAACAGAATCCCTAAAATTAGAGCTTTTCGGTTTTGTGGCGATGGCAGCCACAATGTGCGCCGCTCATGAAGGAGACTCCATCATCGAGCTTGGCACAATCTTCCAAGTTGCGGGCGTCGCACGTGGTAAGCAGCTTGCCGCGGCCGCCGAGTACTGCGGATATTTTGAACAAATCCAAAACCAACAGACCGGCGCAATCGCTTACAAGCTCATTGAGGACCCAGAGCTGATTCATATGGTCTCAAAGGAGCAACGTGAATGGGCAAATCAGCAGCGTAATGACACTCGCGATTCAAAACTCGTTGTACCGATCCGAGAGCGCGACGGCGACGCATGCCGATGGTGCGGGCACGTGGTCTATTGGAATGACAAACGCGGAGCACGCGGAGGAACCTACGACCACCTACATCCAGGCGTAGCCGCCAAATCACCCGACGATATGGTGGTCTCATGCCGTGGCTGTAATTCATCCAGGAAAGACAGCCAAAATTCAGATAACGACTTATCGCAGCTACTACCAGCACCACAAAACCCCTGGTACAGCGACGCGACAGCAAATTTTCTCAATGAACACGCCAATCTGATGCGAACACACAACCATGTGCTCCCATCGGCGAAGAAAGATAAACCGAGAGGAAAGCCAAAAGCACCACCTCCGGGGTCTTCGGAGCCACCAGGCAGTAGCGCATCGACCGCACCGCCTCCGGCTTGGGTAGCAATTGAGGAAAACCAAATAGATATGTTCATGGCCGACATTGAGTCATCTGTTGGTGAGAGGGTTGATGCACCGGGCGCAGGCGCGCCTGTCGAGCGTCCCATCGATCCAGCCGAATCAGAGGGACAATCATTGAACACTGTTGATTTGGCAAATACCGGCAAGTTCCTCCAAAAAGCGACTCCGACGGATTTGGTTACGCCGGGTCGGGTCGGGTCGGTAAGGGTCGGTGACCCCGCGCAAGCGGGGAACCTATGCACCAAGGAAAAGAGTACTGTTCGCCGCAAACGCGGTAAACGGTGCAGAAAGAAAGGATAAAGAGTGAAAGCTGTGGATTATAAGAAACTTGCTAATGAGCAACTTTCGGAGTCTGAGTTTCAGAGCAGAGTTATCAACCTTGCTCGTGCGACCGGTTGGGAATATTATCATACGCACGATTCACGCCGTTCGCCTGCGGGATTTCCCGATTTAGTGTTGGTAAACCCGAAGAAGCGGCGAACTGTGTTTCGGGAGTTGAAGCGCGAAAAGGGTCGGGTGTCGGAAGAACAACTTAGGTGGGTTCAGATGCTCACGGCGACCGGTCAAGATGCGTGCATTTGGCGGCCGTCCGATTGGGAACAAATCGTTGCAGACCTGAGTAGCTAGAAGGAGAAGAGCGAAATGGAAAAACTTGATACTGTTCGCACGAATCTGGATAGGCTGACAAAGCAGACTTCTACCGGTGAGCTTCCTTTATTAGTGCAGCTTGAAGACGCTATGTTTCCATCGGGTGAATCAGGCGGCGGCGGCCGCGGCTCTAATTCTTCTCCGGCTTCTCTGGCCGTCCTTGATCTGACGGTAGAAATTCGCACTGATTTAAAAGCGTTTGTGAATTCAAAAGAACCGCTAAAACAAGTAGTTGAGGGGCTTTACAAACTCATACCGGATTTTTCAGATGAGCAGTTAGAACAGCTGATGTTGAAATCCAGCGCATGGTGTAGTTCGATTGTTGAACTTTTGAATCCGATCCGTGCGACTCCATTACCTGAGTTGAGCTGCCCAATATGTGCGCAGCGGGATATAACTCGGTTCAATTTAGATGGTGAGATGATTCGAGAGCCTGCAATGTGGGCGATATGGCAAGGCGAACGTGTGGACGGCGTTGATTGTCGATGCTGCACAAGCACGTGGAAACGCGATGAGATTTTAAATTTGGTTAGCCCGGACGTTATGGCGGGATATTTGAAAGGTAAGGTTGCTAATGCGCAGCAATAATCCGCATATCGTGCGGGTGAAGTCTGATCCGGTTTTTGGTGATTGCCCGGAGTGGCAGGACAGATATGCTCGTGAACATGGGGGTGCCCGTGTTGAGTACGAGGCGCGGTGTCTGCTTTGCGGGTGGGTATCTGACTGGTTGCCAGGCGATTATGCTCTTGAGGTAGCACTCGAACATCAAGCTAAATATGAGCATAGTGCATCCCAGACTGAGCGCGAGATGATCGAGGGGATGGGTCTAAGCCTCGTATTAGATGGGTATGAATTTGGGTTAGACCTGTATTGCGGAAGCAAATATGTAGACACATTTATGGAGGTTGGTGGTGACGATACCTTGCTGACAACCGACATGATGCACCGGATAGATCGAGCATCATTGAACCATCTCCGTGCTTATCACCTGCGTTCCGAGCGTGATGAACACGGCAAGGTAGTAGGTGTTTCCTACGTGCCAGAGTGCACAGAATAGAAACAGATTATGCATATTTGCATAATCGTTGTGGATGGTCTATCTTATATGTGCTCACCTGAGCTATGCCCGCAGATAGCTTAGCTGAGTACGATAGGCACTGACGTGAACCTGCTCTGTGGTTGGGGCAGTTGGATTCTTTCCATGCTATCGGTGATTACTATAACGGCCCGGCTCATAGAGTTTGTACTCTTTTCCCTATGAGCCGGGCCTTCATACGAGCAGGTGAGAGCAGTGACAACGAAATACAATAATCGTGAATACCGCAAACACGCAGCCGCATTGAAGCAAGACGCCATTAACAACAACAAACCTTGCCACCTCTGCGGCGAACACTTCGACTTCACCCTACCGTACACACACCCTCTAGCTTTCACAGCAGACCACCTCGACGCAATCGCCAACGGCGGCGACTTGCTTGGGAACCTCGCACCAGCACATCGCAAATGTAATTCAAGTCGCGGGAAAAAACGCCTCAAAACACAGGTACATCCCCCGTCCACCTCGCGCCGCTGGTAATTCCCGCCGCCCGCAATTCCCAACACATCGGGAGATACCCAGGGGTTACCCCTCCCCCACCCCCGTGTGAGTCCCTTCGGTCATAGTCACATCCCCCCACAGGCCATATATTAGGTTTCCCGCTCCAATATCGAGCATTTACCCGCATATTGGAGGTGAAAATATGCCCCGTAAACTCGCCGAACATGGCACATGGGCCGCCTATAAGCGGCATAAACGAGCGAACGAACAGGCATGCGCCCCCTGCCAGGAAGCCGCACGAGAGCACTCCCGTAAGCAACGCGAAAAGGCAGCACAGGCGCGCGCCGCATTCGCGCCGGAAAACATAGAGCGCATCGAAGTGGCGACACAAGCGCGGCTCGACAAGAAAGCACCCGACGGGTACACGATCGTAAATCAGCTTGTCGCTTACGGACACGTCCAAGAGGTACCTGTACCAACTTTTGAGGATGCAGTAGAATCCGCCCGGTGGCGACTGCACCGTGTACGTTCCGCCCTCATCGTTGCAAACCCCCGCGATGTTGCCGCGCTCGCTAAGGCAGAACAGGAAACCATAGAAGAACTAACCCGATTGACAGCAGCAGCGAAACCGGAGGGCGAGTCTGCTCTCGATATGTTGGCAAAGAAGCGTCAAGAGCGTATCGAAGCCGCCGCCCGTGCTGCGCAAGAAGGGTAAAAGGAGTAGCGCCGTAGCTCAGGATGGAGCGTCCGCTGTGGAGCGGTGTCGGCGTTCGGTGTAAGTCCGAACCGGCGTGAAGGAACCCGGCCGGGGCAGCATGCACCCCGGCCGGTTATATATGCTTGCCGACAGCAGGCTAGTCGAGCGGACAGCCCCGCGACCTGTCTCGACAGGCTAGACCTGCGTCGGTAGATTTTCACTCAACAATCAGGAAGGGAGCCGATAAGTGAGTCACCTTATCGGCTCCCAGACACCACGCATTGACGTCACACCGCTCTATTTCACAACCGCAGGAGACGATGCTATAGACCTAGCCGCAGTAGCAGGTCTCATCCTTGACGAATGGCAAGAATACGTCCTACGCGGCTCCCTCGGTGAGCGCGTAAACGGGGCTTGGAAAGCAACCGACGTCGGCGTTATCGTCGCACGACAGAACGGCAAAGGCTCCATTCTAGAAGCTCGCGAACTCGCCGGGCTATTCCTGTTCGGAGAGAAAACGATCCTGCACACGGCGCACCTGTTCGGGACAGCTGTCGAGCATCAACAGCGTTTAGAGCACCTAATCCGAAACAGCGAGCTTGTCGAGTACATGCTCGGATACAAAGGCGACCCGCAAGCTACCATGTCGGGAATCAAAACCGGAAACAGCGGCATGTCCTTCGAGACGCAAAACGGAAACCGCCTACTTTTCAAAGCTCGCTCCCGCGGCTCGATGCGTGGGTACACAGCGAACCTCGTAGTCTTCGACGAAGCATACGACCTCCCTCGCTCCGTAGTATCCGCCATGCTCCCGACACTAGCCTCGAAGTCGATGCATTCATCGACTCAAGTCTGGTACACATCCTCCGCCGGATTCCCCGACAGCGACGTCCTAGCAGACCTTCGCACCCGCGCTCTCAATCCAGACGGCGAAGAACACCTCGCCTTCTACGAATGGTCCGCACCCGATGATGCAGACCCCACAGACAAAAACATGTGGGCGCTCGCGAACCCAGCGCTAGGGCTGCGCATTAGTGAAGAATTCATCGAGTCCGAGCGCCGCTCAATGGACGATGAATCCTTCAAACGTGAGCGGCTAGGAATTTGGGCAAAACTCGGTGGAACCTCCGCGATCCCAGCCCAATTTTGGGCAAACACCCGCGATACCAGCTCGGTTCCAGGCAATACGCTCGCTTTCGGCGTGGATGTTACCCCGCTTCGAGACGTCTCAACAATATCGGTCGCCGCACTCCGCCCGGATGGAAACGTGCACGTCGAGGTTATCGACCGCCGCATCGGCACCGATTGGGTACCTGGACGTCTCAAAGAGCTACGCGAGAAGTGGAAACCGGTAGCAACAGCCTACGCCGGTGCATCTCAGACCGCCGAAGTGCTCGCAAAAGACCCCAAACAGAAACGGTTCTTAACAGGTCTAACACACCGCGAATACACGCAAGCATGCGGCGCATTCTACGATGCGCTCGCGTCTAGCTCAATCCGCCATATAGGGCAGGAAGAGCTGGACGAAGCGGTCAATGCGTGTCGCCGTTCCAAAGGCAACGGAGAGCTGTGGTATTGGACGCGAGATGATCGCACACAAGATATTTCCCCGCTCGTAGCATGCACAATCGCCTACGACGCACTAATGAACAAAGAGAAAAAGAAGGGAGGCACCTCATGGGCAATTTTATAGGCCATATCGACGGTGAAGCCTACTATAACGGCGAACGTCGCCTAGCAGCTCTCGGCGTCTCCCTACCGCCGAACGTTCGCGTCTTAGAGATGCCTGTCAGGTGGGGAAAACTCTCCGTCGATATTCTCGTAGAAGCCCTCGTACTCGAAGGTTTTACTCTCGCCGATGGGGAACCGCCGCACGAACTGCGGCGTATCCTACAGGCGAATAACTTCGATACCCTGCTGACGCTAGGGATAACCGAGGCATTAGTTACCGGATCGGCTTTTGTAGTCGCCGGTGGACGCCCGGATTCAGACATTCCACGTCTCACCGTGCACAAAGGCCGCGACATCAAAGTAACCCGCGACCATACAGGGAAAATCGTCAAAGCGGTTCAGAAATTCGCCGCCGGGAACACCGGATACAGCCAAATATACAAGCCCGGCGTAATCGAAATATACCGCAAAGAAAACGGCGTGAAAACCCTCGTAGAACGCCAAGATTTTAGCGACCGATACCCCGGAATTCCCATCGTGGAAATAGCAAACATCAAGCGCATCGGCGAACCTGGACGCTCCGAAATAGAAGACATCCACGACCTCATCGACGCAGCATCGCGCTCGCTTACCAACCTACAGGTAGCGCAAGAGATGCTGTCGATGCCGACCAAATACCTTTTCGGCGACGGCGTAGAAGACCAATTTGTCGATGAAAACGGAAACCTACAGTCAAAGATCAAAGCATACTTCGGTAACTTCTTGATCGGACCTAGCGACGCTAAAGCAGGTGCTATTCCAGGGGCAGACCTGAACCAAATTATAAACAGCTTCAAGCTCTATGCGCAGCAGGTATCCGCAATGACTGGCATCCCGCCGTTCATGATGGGTGTCAATGCCGAGTCCAACCCGGCCAGCGCCGAGGCAATGCGATCCGCAAAGGACCGTCTCATCTCCCGCGCCGAGCTGAAGCAGCATATTTTTGGTGATGCAGTAGAAGACATCGCTCGTATGGTGCTCGCGATCTCCGGTGTGCACGTCGAAAATATAGAGACGCTAGAAGCTAGGTGGCGCGACCCAGCAGTCGCCTCCATTAGCTCCCGTAACGCCCTCATGTTGCAGGCCCAAGCGCAGGGAGTCATCTCCGCCGAAACTGCCCGCGAATACCTCGGCTTATCACCTGAACAGATCGCCCGCGAAGACCGCACAGACCAACGAGGACGTGCAGAGATAGGAGCATAGCGCTGTGCTAAACCCAGCTTTCTATCTCCGTGCTCTCGCCTCTTTGCTGAATCCATTCCGATCGGACATGCTACGGACACTCACCTACATCAACCGTGCTGATCCGCGACAGGTAGAAGTTGCAATACCGAGAATCTGGGAGACCATACAGGAAGCCCGCAAACAAGCAGCTCATATTGGTAACCAGATGCTAGAGGACGCAGCTGAAGAATACGGATACGACGCATACATCCCACCAATGGGAGAGTACACGTACCAGGCTGTCAAAACGCTCTTCCGCGAGTACTCAAACGCCTCCGATTCAACGCTCGTGGACGCGATGGAACGGCATGTACGAATGGCGGCCCGCCGCCAAGTCATCCGGGCTGTCCCGAACCCGGAGTTGGATAACTATATTCCCATCTCCGACCAAGTATCCGCAGATACCTATCCCGTCCTGCTCGAAGGATTCGACGATCTCGACAAACTCATAGAAGAAACCGAGAACGCGCTCGAAGACAACGACAAGGAGGAAGGATACACGCCCTCGCCTAAGGCATATCCGGTTGGATGGGCACGTGTCCTAACCGGAGCCGAAAACTGCGGATTCTGCGTCATGCTCGCATCACGTGGCCCTGTCTACACCTCAAAACTCGCAGCTACCTACCGCGGCGGCCGGAAACAAGTTGCCGCAGGAAAACGCGGCCGCCGAGGCTCCGCCGCAACATCCCGCGCTCGCCGGGATAAATACCGGCTAGAGAACATGGATAAATTCCATGACTCGTGCGACTGCCTCGTAGTTCCAGTCTTCAAATCCGATAATTGGGTCGGCAAAAAAGACTATGAGCGATTGAGCAAGTTCTACGATTCAACGCTTGATGATGTTGAGAAGAACCCAGAAAAATACGCGGGTAAGTCTCCCGTCTCTTGGCTAGAACAGGCGATGAAAGAAACACCGCTCGACACCCTTGTCTCAAACAAAGGTGACGAAGCCGCACATCTCAACCTCGTAGACACCACAGATGAACGTCACGTTGATGCCGTCTACGACGATCTTATCCGCGTGAGCAAGCAAGCTCAGATTCGCGCAAAGAGACGTAAAAACTAGCCAAAAGCATTGCAAAACACGCTTTTACCATCACCGAAGAAGGAAGATATGCCTAAAGAAGACATCCAAGAAAACCACGACGTAGCCGAAGAAGCTACCGAGCAAGCCGTAGAACCCTCAGCAGAGAAGCCACCCTGGGAAAAAGACGGCGAAGAATTCGACGCCGCCCGCGCCTGGAAACTCATCCAAAACCTCCGCGCCGAAAACACCAAGCTCAAAGAAAAACCGGAAGCTGAGCCTACGAAAGCACCTGAGGAACCCGCTAAAGAAGAGAAACCTCAGGAAGAAACCAAAACCCCGGAAGACTCCCAATTATCCGCAGAACTCGACGCCGCGAAGCTGGAAAACCTAAAGCTCCGTGCGCTCGCATCCGCTGGCCTTGATCTAGACCTGCTCGACTTCATCCCCGGTTCTGACTCTGAGTCGATCGAAGAGAACATCAAGACCCTAAAGTCGAAATTTGACGCCGGAGAATCAAAGAAATCTTTCCCTGTGAACCCCGCACAGGGCGGAAAATCAGACTCTAATCCTAAAGAGGCCTGGTTAAAGTCTATTTTCGGCTAACAGTTATGCATATTTGCATAATTCACCATCACCTATAGAAAGGAATGAGAGATATGGCGAACAGCTTTACTCTCGATTCTCTTAACACCTCCGGCCTTCTTCCGAAGCCGATGGCGAAAGAGATTATCCAGCAGGTTACCGAAGACTCGGTAGTCCGAAAGCTGGCAAAGAATGTCCCTATGCCGATTACTGGCACGGCGTTGGCAGTGCAGACCGGGCAGCCGCAGGCTGGAATCGTCGGCGAAGGACAGCCGAAACCTGTAACTAACCTGACTGTTGGCACTAAGGTTATGAAGCCTATCAAGGCAGCCGCTATTGCCTATTGGTCTAAAGAAGCCCGTATGGCGAATCCTCTGGGTCTGCTCGACTTCATTCAGTCGCAGATGGCAGGCGCTATCACTCGCGCATTCGACCTCGCTGTCCTGCACGGCAAGAACGCTGTAAATGGGCAGACCATTTCCGGCGTCGAGTATGTGAACCAGACTAAGAACCGCGTTGAGCTTGGCACCGCGAAGAAGGAGAACGGCGGTATCTCGACCGACATTCTCTCCGGTTATGCGCTTGTGGTAGGGCATGAGACCCAGGACTTCGACATGACCGCATTCGCAGCTGACAAGCGCCTCGCACCGGAGCTTCTTTCGCAGACCGACGCTCTCGGTCGCCCGATTTACGCGCCGTCCATCGACCTCAAGCAGGGTGCAGGTACGCTTCACGGTCTGCCTATCGACTATAGCCGTGCTGTCTCTGGCAAGATCGGCCAGTCCGAGGACACGAAGGTACGCGCTTTTGGCGGTGACTTCTCGCAGCTGATGTACGGCTTTGCGGAGGACATCACCTTTAGCCGCACCGACCAGGCGACCATCATGGACGGCGGTCAGTCGATTAACCTCTGGCAGAACAACATGGAAGCGATTCTTGTCGAGGCAATTTTCGGGTGGGTCATCAAGGACACCGGCGCATTTGTCGCTTACGAAGACAAGGTACCGGCCGTAGTAGCCGCCTAATAGGAGGTAAAACATGGCACGATTCAAAAACCGCAACACCGGGACAATCGTAAGCGTCGAAGACGGCCGTGAACTCCCCGCAGTATGGGAGGAAATCGTCGAGACCCCGGCGGACGAGACCCCGGCGGACGAGACCCCGGCGGACGAGACCCCGGCGGACGAG